AGGTGGCGGCTCAGGTGGCGGACAAGGAAACAATGGCAATTCTGAAAACGCTACACCTGGCAATATAAATTATGGCGAGCTTGAAGAAAGAACCGCTGATCTCGCAAATATGTATAAGGAAAATATTAATAATCTTTTTGAGCCTATTGATGGTATTAAAAAAAGCTTAAATGATACTATCTCAAAAATCAAAGATGGCAATTTAATGAGCTTAAAAAAAGGCGGTATTCCTAACACTTGCCCTTTAAATTTTGAATTTGATTTGATTACTGCAAAAAAAGAGATTATTTTCGATCTTTGCAAAATTCTTTCGCCAGTTTCTCATTCGCTTTATTTATTTTTTTATATAGCTTTCTTTTTGTTGTTCTTGGCATTAATAGTTAAGCTATTTATTTTTACTTTTATGGGGTGGTAGGATATGCAAGCAATTATAGCCACTATTGTTTCTTTCTTTGGCTTTTTTAAATGGGAAAATGCTATTAATTTTGTTTTTAAAGCAATTACATTTTCTAAAATGGTTGTTATTAACGTAATTTTAGGTGCTCTTGTTTTATCTTATGCTGCTGCTGTTATTTATATTATTAATTTTATCTATTCTAAGCTTAACTATATTATTGATTATATTAACAATCTTTCTGTTGGCGATGAAAAAATTATTACCACTGCTATTTCTGTTTTAAAATCTCTTGGTGCCTGGAATGCCTTTTATGATGTGTTTTCTATATTTTCGCCTATTTTGCTTTCATTTTTTTTAGTTTATGCGACAAAGATTGGCATTACTATTTTTAGATTTATTCGCGAAACTTTAGTTACATTTATTTTGGCAAAGCTTTAAAAAATGATTACTTATTTAGTTGGCAATCCTGGAAGCGGTAAAACATATTACGCAGTATATATGATTTATCAGACTTTTTTATTTGAGCCAAAGAAAACATTTTTATCTAAATTTGCAAAGCCAAAAGAAAAGCCAAATTATTCATTTTGCTACACAAATATAAATGAGTTCAAATTTGAGTTATCCGACAAATTTAAAAAGTTCGATTTTGATGAGTTCTATTTAGGTTTAAGAAATTTATACGCTCTTTATAAAAATGGTGCGACCGATAATGAAGTTAATGAAAAAGCCAAAGAGTTAAATTTATATGGTTGTGTGTTTGTCCTTGATGAGTGCCATAACTTCTTTAAAGATAAAAAAGACGAAATTTTAGTTTGGTGGCTTACATATCATCGCCATTTATACCAGGATATCTATTTAATTACCCAAGATTTAACCCTAGTAAATAATGAATATAAACGTATAGCAGAGAAATTTTATAAAGCTGCCGATAGTGCAAAAAGATTATTTTCAAAGAAATTTCGTTATGAAGTCTTTGCTTCTTTTAGATTATATAAAAAAGATAGGCTCGAAGTTATTAATATTCCATATCTTGATGAAGTATTTAATTTATATCACTCTGGACAAACGTCAAATAAGAAATCATTTGTAAGATTTTATTTTTTACTAGCTATTCTTTTTTCTATTGTTCTTGTTTTATACTTTTATTTTGTTGTTATGTCTATTTTTAAGCCTGACACTCCAGCTGAAAACAATTTATCAAACCAAGATAAAACTTCTTTTTCAAATTCTCAAAAAAATAGTATTTCAGATTTTCCAGATATATTTAAAGACACTTCTAAACAAAAAAATAAAATCAGCTCCGATATACCAGAAATTTATATATATAATATTACTTGCGTTAATTCATCTTGCCATTTTGACGACGACTATCATTTATATCCATTGTCATTACTCAGTTACATATCTTCAATGCACACGCCATTATATTTTTATTACGAGCCAAAATCTCACGAGCTTGTCAAGTACTACTATGTATTTGACAAGCCAGTTTTTCAAAATTTAATTTCAAAAAATAACAAAGGTGTTTCCGATGAAAAGCTTAATCAAATTTCTAATTCTTCCGCTGCTGTTTTTAAATAGCTTGTTTGCTGCCGAAATTTATACTGATCTTTTAGATTTCGCACGTCTTACAAGTAAGGCTAACAATATAGCCATTGTAACCGATGAAAGCATACACCAGGGCGAATATTATTTCATTTATGAAGACGAAGTTAAGATCACTATTGCAATGTTTAGAAAAATGCTTGAAGCCAAGAATTTATATCTTTATAAAAAGGATAATTTCTACTACGTAAGCTCTCAAAAATTGCCTGATTATGATCTTAGACGTATCGAGCTAAAAAATTATGTTTACGATGATGTAAATAAAATTCTTAGCCAGTTTGATTTAAATGCCACTTACTCGACGTCTTCTAATTCGGTTTTCTTTAGGGCTGATGACTATATATTTGATCAGATTAAAGAAGCCATTTCAAAGATTGATAAGAGCCTGGAGCAAGTAACATTTAAACTAACTATCACTGAAACAAATTTAAAAGACATTAAAGATTTAGGCACAAATTTAAAAGGCTTACTTAAGCCACTTAATCACGGAGATTTAGCTTATTATATTAATCTGATTACTTCCCCTTATATTTCTAATTCAAATATTATTAAAAATGATGATCGTGCCTTTTTTGGCATATTAAATTTTCTTGATACAAACGGCATTACAAAAATTATTTCTTCTCCAGTATTGACGGCAAAAAACCATACTGAAGTTTATTTTAGTTCTGTTCAAAATATCCCTTATTTAGTTTCAAAAACTGATATATCTAATTTAAATTATCAAAAGACTGATAGTTACGAATATAAAGACATTGGTTTAAAGATAAATTTAAAGCCTATCATTTTATCTGATCATATTGATTTTGACTTACACTTAATACTTGAAGATATTCTTTCTCAAAGTACATCATTAACGCCCATTGTTTCAAAAAAGGAGCTTAAAAGCTCGTATTCTTTAAAGCGTGGCGATGTTCTAGTTCTTAGCGGTATTAATAAAACGACTACTTCTAAGCAACGTAATGGCGTGCCTATCCTTAAAGATATATGGTTTTTAAAGTATCTTTTTTCAGTTGAGCAAGACAGCGAGATAAACTCTGTTCTAACGCTCACAATTCAAATTATTTAATGTTTTAGGGGTGTAGGGGATTTCCCCTACAAAAGGCGAGAAATAAAGCTTATTGGCACATTCTGCTTAATCGAGCCGTGCAGCTAATATGCTTTTTGGGTTTAAAACACTCCTTTCGCCTATATGTGTTTTGGCGTAGCCAAAAAAGGCTGCCTTTGGGCGGACGAAGTCCGCCACAAAGCAGCCCTTGTCAAATTAATAAAAAACTCTTACGTTTAAGGAAGCGATTATGCGAGCGAGAAATTTATATGGTGTTTCTCCCCTTGATGTTGAGCTTTGCCAAGCGAAGCTTGATAGCCAAAGGGAATATATGCGCTCTTTCTCTTTTGTTAATGTTAATGGCCAGGTTAGAAATTTGCTAGATATTTCAATGTCGGCCAACTTTAGCGATAAATATTACGCCGAAGTGTCTAATCGTGTGAATGTGTTTAGCTCTTTTGCGATCGATTATTTTCAAGTCCCAGTATTTTTAACCATCACTCTTAACGGCTGCTTTAGGGGTGCACTAAATGGCGATTATTCTAAATTTATGCCGATTGATTATAGATATTTGCCTGATGAAGTTAAGTATAAGGCCAAAAATTCAGCGCCTTTAAGTATTTCTGATTTAGTAGCCGTTCTTAATTATCAATGGAATTTATTTATTATGCGATATTCAAGAAAATTTAAGAATATCGATCGAAGCTATATAAGGTGCTTTGAGCCACATAAAAAAGACGGCGTGCCACACATTCACGCTTTATTTTACGTTCCAGCTCACACAATAGGCTTTATGAAAAGAATTTATACTGATATTTTTTATGCTCCACAAAACCTAAAAACAAACGCTATCACAAGCGAGCAAGAGAAAAACGGCGAATTAAACGGTTTTCAAACTAGTATTAATAATCCTAGTGGCTATGTTATGAAGTATATCCAAAAGACTTTCATCAACTTAAAAGAAACGCAAGATTTTGACGAGCTTTCAGCCTGGTATGTAAAGCACAAAGTAAGAAGATTTATAAGTTCACGCACTAAAGTGCCATTATGGGTATATAGGAAGATTAATTTTATTAGCACGATGCAAGACTTTTATCATTTAAACGACTTAACAAACGATCATAGAGCAATACTTGAGTGGAATAAAAAAGATGATTACATATATATAAATTTGCCTTTCAATAAAGAAGAGATTATTTATTTAAATGGGAGATTGGAGCATTATATAAGTGGTAGGCTTATGAATTTTTACGATAGATTGAAAATTGATGGCCAAAAAGATGAAAACGCACAAGATGAAATAAAAAGCTTTGGCACTAATTTAAAACAAAGGCAAATTTTGAAGCTTTGCGATGAGCTTTTTAAAAGCGATGAAAAGTCTAAACCAGTAAGCAGAATGAAAGATTACGAGTTAGTTAATTATTATCAAAGCTTGGGCGGTGATGTAAATGCCCAGCATTTAGCCTATGTTGAAAATTTAATGCTTGATAGAAATTTAGATAATTTTACACACTATCATGAAAGGCATGATCTAAATGCCCCTGATATTGATAGCTTTGTAGATAGATTTTTGATTTGTAATGAGTTTTAAGGAGTATATTATGAAAAAATTATTAGATGATTGTTCTCGTTATCCTTTTTGTTATTTTCCGCAATTAGATTTAGGCATTGTTGTAGAAGAATTTGATTTATATAATTATGAAGAATTTGATACTACTTTTTTTGAAACTTATTATTCTTTTTCTAAATATGGGTTATGTGATTTTTCTAGTTTTGGCGATCTTCTTGATGCCTTTGCTAAAAAATTTGATTATGATTGTTTTGAGCATATTTAATGACACTAAATGAGCTTTTTAATAATTATATTAGCTTTTACGAGCTTATTTTAAGTCCGACTACTTTAAGAAGCGATATAGCTACATACAACAAGCATTTTAAAAACTCACTTGGCTTAAGAGAAATAGAAGATATAAATTTTATCGATATACAAAAGTTTTGTAATGATCTTATCAAGCAAGATTACAAGATAAAGACTATTAAGAATATCGTTGCAAAGCTAAAGGTTATTTTCAAGCTAGGCATAAAGCTGGAGTTAATAAATAAAAATCCTTGCGATTTTATCGAGCTGCCAAAGTTTGATAATAAAAGGTATTTTGATTACTCGATCGCTATTCAAAAACGCTTTATTAAGGCCATTAGTGAAAATACCGATGCAAGCTCTGATATATTCTTTTTTCTACTTCACGGTAGACGAAAGAATGAAGTATTAAGCTTAAAATTTAGCGATATAAATTTTAAGACCAGGACTTACATTATCCCCTTTAAAATTAATAAGGCCAAAAGAAATATGATTTATAAAATGAGCGATGAGCTTTTTAATCGTCTTTATAAAAGGTTTTTGATAGCTAAGAAAGAAAATAAGCTAAACGATTATGTCTTTATTAATCCTATGACTAACGATAAATTTAAAGATTTACGTAAAAGCTGGGCTTCACTTCTTAAAAAAAATAATTTACCTAAAATCAGACTTCACGATATACGGCATCTAATTGGCACATATTCAATAAATTATTTAAAAATTCCTATCGAGCAAGTATCATTTACTTTAGGGCATACAAATATAACTACAACACAAAAATATATTACTGCAAACGTTAAAAAATCTAAAGAAACTATCGAAAATTTACTAAAATCAATTTCAGATTAAAGGGGTGTTATAATGAAATTTTATTTAAAACCTAAATATTGTCCTTATTGTGGTGGAACTTCTTTTGATGATTCTAAATTTTTAAGTATTGAAAATATGAAATGTGATCATAGTTTTTCTGAAGAAGATTATTTCGCTTTGATCAGTGTAATTGAAAATACTAAAAAAACTTTAAAATATCAAAAACTTATTCTTAGAAAAATGCAAAAAGCAATGAATACAAGTAAGATCAGATAATTAAAAAATATAATTTTTAAAGTAAAAATTAAAAGAAATTATCAAAAATTTGCTAAAATTAATTTCAGAATAATTTAAGCATTTTAAAAAGTGTTTCAAACATCGATAAAATGGGCATTTGGTTGCGGAGGACGGATTTGAACCGCCGACCTTCGGGTTATGAGCCCGACGAGCTACCACTGCTCTACTCCGCGATAAGAGTTTAGGGATTTTCG